ATTCTTCTCAGATTGCGGCAAGCTTGGCACAGGATCGCACATTTAAAGAACAGGTCGCTCGACCAGCCCAACGCAATCTTGAGAAGATTCTAAATAAAATTATTCGTGAGAAGACAGATATTCTAGAACTTAAGTTTAACGAACTAACACTTACAGATGAAATTGCACAGTCCCAGATACTTGAGCGTTATGTTAAGAATCAAATTATGGTTCCAAACGAGGCTCGTGAAAAACTTGGACTTCCCCAGATTCCTGGCGGAGATGATCCATTTGTAATGACTCCTCGCCAAGCAACAGATGCTCGTGCAAACAATGCAGGTAACAGGACAAGAGATGCAGAACGCACAAACAACTCTTCAGACAGTACAGCAACAGTTGCTGGACGTAATCCAAAAGGTGAAGGAAGAGCGTCAGCTTAGTAATGTTACGAAATATTAACATTCAATAAAATGTCGTGTATAATTAAGATAGTATGAGTATTCAAAAAGTACAATGGCATACCGATGGCGAGACCGTCCGTATGGATATGCCCTTTTCAAAAATAGACCAAGAGCGTAGAATCGTATCTGGTTTTGCAACTCTGGACAACGTAGATAAGCAAAATGACATTGTTACTCCAGAAGCTTCTATGAAAGCTTTTGAAGCATTTCGTGGTAACATTCGTGAGATGCACCAGCCAGTTGCAGTAGGCAAAATGGTTGCATTCAAAGAAGATAAGTACTTTGACCCCGAAACAAAGAAGTTTTATAATGGTGTATATGTTTCTGCATATGTATCAAAGGGTGCTCAGAATACTTGGGAAAAGGTTTTAGATGGAACTCTTTCAGGATTCTCAATTGGTGGCAAGATGAACAAATGGGAAGACGCATATGACGAGGGTATGGATAAAGCTATTCGTGTTATTAAAGAGTATGACCTAATGGAACTATCACTAGTTGATACCCCTGCAAACCAGTTTGCAAACATCCTTTCTGTTGAGAAGGTTGATGGCGTAGACGTAGTAAAGGGAGACCTAGTAGATACAGTAATTGAAAATGTTTTTTGGGATAAAGAGTCTGGAATTGTTATGATCTCACAAGAAGAAGTTCAGACCAGTCCTGCTAATGGTAATGTAATGCAAAACATTGGTTTTGTTGAGAAGTCAGATGATGACAAACTCAACCTAGTAAAGTTCTTAGTTGATAGTGCTAAAGGCATTAATACAATTGAGATAAACAAGGAGGATAGTATGACAGATGAAATTATAAACGAGGTTCCTGCAGAAGAAGTAGCAGAAACCGAAGCTGTTGAGATCGCTCCAGAGGCAGATGCCGAAGTTGAAGAAGTAGCCGTAGAAGCAGAAACTGAAGAGGTAGCAACCGAAGAGGTTGTAGCAGAAACAGTTGCTGAAGAGGTAGCAGACGAAGAGGTGTCAGGTTCAGACGAGGAAACTGTTAACGCAGTCACTGAACTCAAGGATGCCGTTACATCAGCCTTTAGCGAAATCACCGCAGTAGTCAAGTCACTTGCTGACGAAGTTGCTGCACTTAAGAAGTCAACCGATTTTGCAAATGCAAAACTTGCAGATGCAGAAGGTGACTTTGACAATCTTGGGAAGCGTATCGACGCAGTAGAAGCAGATACCGCATTCCGTAAGTCTGGCGATCTTGGACAGATCGTACAGGAACCAGCAATGGTTGAAAAATCAGTATGGGGTGGACGTTTCCTCACAACATCCGATCTACTGAAGTAAAAAAAATCTATAAAATCACTTGGAGGTGAAAAATATGTCGGAAGAAATCATTAAAAATCTACCAGGAGACTACCCTAACTCAGATGGGTCAGCCTTCTCAGGTGGAATTGGTGGGGTTTCAGATCCTGGCTTCCCCTTTCTTGGAAACACAGAAGGTGACGCAAGTCTTGGTCTAACAGACGGTCCTAACGCCGTTAACCCATCATCAACCGCAAGCCCACGATACGATGGTGCTGGTATCCTTCGTCCAGATCAGGCTAGACGCTTTATCGATTACGTTTGGGACGCTACCACTCTCGCTAATGATGGTCGTCGTGTAACAATGCGAGCTAACACAATGGAACTTGAAAAAGTTAACGTTGGAGAGCGTGTTGTTCGTGCAGCGAACCAGGGTGACGCATCATTCACAAATGCTGGAGCTACATTCAGCAAGGTTGAGCTTACTACAAAGAAGCTCCGTCTTGACTGGGAAGTTTCATCAGAAGCACTAGAAGATAATATTGAAGGAGGTGCTCTTGAAGACCACTTGGTTCGTCTTATGACAACCGCTTTTGGTAACGATATCGAAGATCTCGCTATTAACGGTGACACTGGTCAGTCAGGAGACGACTTCCTCAAGATTATGGACGGATTCATTGCCACAGTTGCTGGCGACGGATTTGCTCACGAAGCAGCAGTCTCACAGATTGATGCAGACTGGACAGTAGAGGATATGCAGAAACTTGTTCTTGCACTTCCTCGCCGCTACCGTGCTCTTCAGACTGGACTTAAGTTCTACGCAGGAACCGATACCTTTGCAAACATTGTAAAGAACAACGGTACTGTTTGGGATTCAATTGGTTCAACTGAAGCAGCTCGTGGTTCATACCTTGGTGGTATTGACCAGACAATCGGTGGTGCTCGTCAGACTCGTGTTCTTGGTATTCCTGTATTGGAAGTTCCTTACTTCCCCAAGGACTACGTTGAACTCACATTCCCACAGAACCGTATCTGGGGATTCCAGCGAGACATTACTGTTAACCGTTTCTACGTTCCAAAGAAAGACACAATCGAATACACCGTATTCGTTCGTTTCGGACTTAACTGGGAAGAGCAGGATGCTGTAGCTTACGCAAGCAAGCCAAGCTCCTAATCACTAGGAATAAAATTGGGGGGCAGGGGAGTAAAATCCTCTGCCTCCTTTTTAATTTGAATGCTATAATTAAAAAGAAGGAGTTTGATAATTTATGGAAATCTTAAGAGTCCCCCCATACCCAATCGTAACAACTTGGGATGTTCCAGAAGCGGAACAAACATATTTAGTTTACGTTGAGGATGTTGTAGACCACACTATAGAAACCACAGAGGTAACATCTACTGTTGATTCTCAGATTACATATTCACTCCCTCGCTCAAAAGTCCAATTTGATAGGGACTTTCTTTTTAGAATTTACGATACAGACATTTATGGAGAGATTGTTGTAGACTCAAATCTTACAATTTACCGTCCATATGTTGATCCAAATATGCTTGCAACAACAGGAACTCCATCAGAAATTGCAGAATACAAACGTTGGGAGATTATCGCTCGTTCAATGATCGACTCTTATCTTAGCAATGATTCTGCAACTGGAGAGGGATTCTATAATCACAAACTCATTGTCCAGGAAGTTGGTCAGGGTACAGACTATTTTCCAATTTGGCACAACCCTAAAAAGGTATTAAAAGTATACGAAAACAATGTACTTGTATATAATGGAGAAGATGTTACACTTACAGTAACAGATGCATCTTCTTCAAGTCCAGAAGGATATACTCTATTTGAAACTTCTGTTGCCCACGACCTTGTAGCTGGAGATACTGTGGTTCTTTCTGGATTCACACCAGTTGAATATAACGGATCATTTAAAGTTGATTCAGTATCAAGCTCTACAGAGTTTATGGTTAAAAAAGACTTTGCAAATAACGTTGTAAGTACTTATGGAACAATGCAAAGATACTGGGAGTCAAAGTTTGTAATTACTCCAAACAACTCGGCAATTATGCGTCTAGAAGTAGGCTTGTACAATAGGGCGGAAAAGAAACCACCGACATTGCCACAAGCTGTAGGAGACCTTAATTACTATGGTCAGGGCAGAGGAACTGCTTTTCCAAGAGGCGTAGACTACGTGTTTATTCTTGACGTAGGATATAAGGCTATTCCACCAGATGTTGAAATTGCAACAACGATGTTAATCGACGACCTTAAGTGTGGACGTAATGATTACTACCAGCGTTTTGTTACACAATACAGCACAGATCAGTTTGATATTAAATTCGCACCTGCGATGTTGGGGGGTACTGGCAATCTAATCGTTGACAAAATCCTTGATGGATATAAAGGTAATGTGATTAAGCCAGGAATTATCTAATGGCTTGCGATACCAATGACTATATGTACCCACTTCTTGCAGACGTTTACTACCCAATTGTTCAGCAAGGTCCCTATGGAGATTTAAATAAAAACTGGGTTTTAGATAAAACAGTTGCTTGTGGTTTTGCACCTGCAGGTCGTAAATCAAAACCAATTGTTCAGGCAGGGGTAGAGCTACTTCTCGATAATATTTTAATTGGAAGAACCAGATGTGATATTAGAACGTCCACAAATGGAACGGTAGATGCAATAACAAATGTCTTAATTACAAACATTAGAGATATGAATGGTAATGCTATTTATTATGAAACATCTGGTATTCGTAAAGGTAAAAATACACTATTTGAAGTTGCAGGAAATGATCCAATTGTAGGACCATTTGGTGGTAAGGTGGAATACTGGAGAGTACTGCTACGCCGTTCAGATAACCAGGGGGTTGACGTATGATAAGTGCAACATTTGAAACTTCAATGTTTACAAAAATGATGAACAACATTGTTAACTATTCTATTGGATTTACCGAAGGCGTTCAAAAAGGCAAGCCAAGATTGTTAACTTCTCTTGCAGATGAAGCAATATCTATTCTAGAAGAATACCTTGATGCCAGTGCTAGGGTAGACCCAGCATCCTTGGCACACGTTTATGAATGGGATAATTCTGGAAACAGTTCAGCAAGATTGTTTGAGCTTAATAAATTGGTATCAAAAAATAAAGTTAAAATTTTTGCAAACCTTTTAACATCACAATCAATCAAGGATGGTTCAAAAGAACCATTCTATGATAAAGCTACAATAATGGAAAAAGGAATTCCAGTTGTTATAAAACCAAAAACTTCAAGTGTTTTGGCATTTGATCAAAACGGAGAAACAATTTTTACATCTAAAGAAGTTTCCGTTCAAGATCCTGGTGGAGCAGCAGCCGAAGGAGGATTCCAAAAAGCATTCTCCTCATTCTTTGATGGGTTTGCTTCACAAGCTATTCTTTCTTCTGGGAACATTGCTAACTTTTTAAAAAATCCTACAGACTATTCAAGAAACCTCAGAGCAGGTTCTGTTGGTGGTAAGATGGTTGGAATCTCTACAGGCTATAACTGGATTTCACGAGCAGGAGGAATGATTGACTAATGGCTATTTATTATCCACCAATTTTTATTAACAAATATTTGCAAGAAAAACTTGCAGTAAATGGGTTTGGGGCTGTGCCAATGTTTCCCACATACCCCAATGACTTTAGCATTGCTAATGACTTTACATTAGATGTTCTTATAGGCGGAGATCTTTCAAGATTTAGTTTTGAGGGACAAGCAGCGGTATTTGACAGAATGTTTAAGATGCGTCGTACTCCATTTCCTCACATCAAGTGCGAACAACTTCTATATTACTTCTATGCATTAACAGAAGTAGCCGTAGTTAATTTAATTGAAATGACACAAAAGATTCAAGATCTGTTAGATGGTGGAGACGAATCTGCACAAGACCTTAATGATTGGATTAAAACAAAAGTAAACGGAACTGTTGTAGTCGATGGAGAAGAATTTAATAAAGTAACTTTTGACGGAAAAGATTTTCTTCTTCCATACTTTCATTACATAAAGATATATCAACTTGAAGAAACTCGTGACATTATTGATTTTGGAACTGCTCGTACATATGCAGGAAATAAAATAATTATTGACTATGACTGGCATAAGTCATAAACACTAGTTATAATTATAAAGAGGAAACACCCCACCCAATTAAATAAATGAAAGAGGTGAAAAAATATGGCATATACACGTGGTGATAGCAAAAAGATTATCGTCGGTGCAGCAGCTCTCTTTACATATGAGGGTGGCGAACTTGGCGATGCAGATCTTCCTAATCCTACAGCCAACGTTTCTTACAAGGAGTCACTTACAAGTGACACAGACTACAGAAACGTCGGATATACCAGCAACGGTCTTGAACTTATGTTCCAGCCCGATTTCGGTGAAGTTCGTGTTGACCAGGTACTTGACGTAGCCAAGCTTTATAAGCAAGGTATGCAAGTTAATCTAAACACAGCATTCGCAGAAGCAACACTTGAGAACCTTCTCTTCTCACTCGCAGGAAAGTCAACTGACGTTGACCAACTTGAGAGCACAGCAGGAGATGCTTGGAATCAGAACTGGGACACTAACTTTGTTGGTGACTTTGCAATGAATATGTCAGCAGGTGACATTGGAGAATGTCCTGTTGAACGTGGTCTTGTTGCAGTTGGTCCAGGTACAGGTGATTGTGCAGCTGGTAGTTCCAAGGAGCGTATCTATGTTGCATACCGTGCTCTCTCAATTGAGAACGTATCGGTAATGGCAAAACGTGATGAAGCAACAATGTTTGAAGTTTCATTCCGTCTCCTTCCTAATGATCTAGCATCATATGGAAAGATTATTGACCGCACAATAGCTAACCAAGCTTGGTCTTAATAATTAAATAATCAGAACTGCTCAGGCTTCGGTCTGGGCAGTTTTGTTTTACTGTACAATAGAATAATGGCAACTAAAATATATGACACAGCATATGTGTATTTAATAGATGGGACAGAGCTTTATTTAACACCACTTAAAATTAAATATCTAAGACAGTTTATGGAAGCATTTGAAAATATAAAATCTGCAAATAACGATGAAGATTCAATTATTGCATTAGTTGAGTGTTCAAGAGTTGCAATGAAACAATACTATCCACAAATAAAAACAACAGAAGACGTTGAAGATAATTTTGATTTAGAAAGTATTTATACAATTTTAGATATTGCTGGCGGTATTAAAATACAAGACTCTTCAGAAGAACCAGTAAAAGAACAAGCAATAGAAAGTGGAGCATCTTGGGAAACTTTTGACTTAGTATCTCTTGAGTCCGAAGTATTTCTTCTTGGTATTTGGAAAGATTATGAAGAACTTGAATCTTGTTTATCGTTGCCAGAATTAACAGAAATATTAAACACAAAAAGAGAAATAGATTATAGTGAAAAAAAATTTCTTGCTGCTATGCAGGGAATAGATCTAGACAAACAAAATGGTAGACAAGACGAAATAGATCCTTGGGAAGCAATGAAAGCAAGAGTCTTTAGTGGTGGAAACACCACAGATCCAAATGATATAGTTTCTTTGCAAGGTGTAAATGCAGCAAGAGCAGGATTTGGAATAGGTAATGGACTTACCTATGAATCCTGGGACTAGCGTATGATATAATTAATTGAGTTCAAATAGGAGGAACACAATGGCAGTAACAGTAAATGAAACACAAGATATCGTTCTAATCGATGGTACGGTAATCTCCATACGACCTTTGAAGATCTCACTTCTTCGTGAGTTTATGAAAAAGTTTGAGGGTATTTCTGCAGTAGCAGAAGACAATGATAAGTCTATGAACATTCTTATGGAATGTGTGCAGATTGCAATGAAGCAGTACAAGCCTGAATTGTCAGCAGATCTAAAGGTACTAGAAGACAACATTGATCTTCCAACAGTATACAAGATTGTTGAAGCAGCATCTGGAATTAACCTTTCGGATGGTGTAGCTGGTTTAATGGTTTAAATTCTAAAATAGGGGTGCAAATGAATGGTTGATGAAGTTCAAGGAAATATTAATGTAAACATTGATACTTCTGCTGCTATTGCATCCTTGAAGAGATTACAGGGTCAAATCTCTCAGTTCCACACCAGTATGGCTAAGGGTGGAGCCACAGCAAACCGTGAAGCAGCACTTCTTCAACAAAGTTTAATTAATAGCATTAATAAAACTGGTCAGTTCTCTGCCAGTATGACGAAAGTTGCCTCATCAACTGAAGCTTTTACAACAGCACTTGAAAGTAATAAGTTGTCGATGGGGCAACATTTTCGTTATGCAATGGCTTCTACCAAAATGTTTGGTAAAGGTTTTATTAACGAATTTAACACAATTCAAAAGGTAGCAGAATCTAGAGTAAGAACTTTACAGACACAGTTTATCGGTTTAGGTAGAGATGCCAATGGTGCTCTATCAGCAATCAAGGTAAGACCCCTTATCCTTGATATGAATGACCTTGCTACAAAAACACAAATTGCTGCACAAAAAGCACAGATATTTAATAAGCTTGTTAATCAAGGTGCAACCAATCTTCTAAACTGGGGTAAGAATACACAGTGGGCTGGTCGTCAGCTTATGGTTGGTTTTACAATCCCCCTGACAATTTTTGCTTCTACCGCTTCTAAAGCGTTTATGGAAATAGAAAAGCAGGTAATTGCATTTAAACGTGTTTATGGAGATTTTAGTACAACTAAAAAACAAACAGATGATATGGCAGAATCTGTTAAAGCTCTTGCTAATGAATTTACACAATATGGAATAGCAGTTAAAGACACTATGAGTCTTGCAGCTAAAGCTGCTGCTATGGGTAAAACTGGTGCAGACCTTACAGCACAAATTAAAGAAACTTCTCGTCTTGCCGTGCTTGGTCAGGTAGATCAACAACAAGCCCTCGATACCACTATTTCTCTTACCAATGCGTTTGGTCTTGCTGCAGATCAACTTGCTGGCAAGATTGACTTCCTTAACGCAGTTGAAAACCAAACGGTAACATCCATTGAAGACCTTACTGTTGCTATTCCAAAAGCTGGTCCTGTTATTCAACAACTTGGCGGTAACGTAGAAGACCTGTCATTCCTTTTGACAGCTATGCGTGAAGGTGGCATTAACGCTTCTGAGGGTGCTAACGCACTTAAGTCAGGTCTTGCTGCTCTAATTAATCCAACTAAAGCTGCATCCGATATGCTTGCAGGGTATGGAATTAATATTCAACAAATGGTTCAATCTGACAAAGGTAATGTTAAAAAACTTATTGTTGATTTTGCATCATCTTTAGATAAACTTGATCCACTTAGTCGTGCAAGAGCCATTGAACAGATGTTTGGCAAGTTTCAATTTTCACGTATTTCAACACTTTTTCAGAACGTAATTAAAGAGGGCAGTCAGGCACAGCAAGTTCTTAAACTAGCAAGTTCTTCTAGCCAAGAACTAGCCATTCTATCACAACGAGAACTTTCAAAAGTTTCAGAGTCAACAACCTATAAATTTGAAAAAGCAATTACTGATTTCCAAACCGCACTTGCTCCAGTTGGTGAACAGTTCCTTAAACTAGTAACTCCAATTATTGAATTTGGCACAAAGATGCTTGAAAAGTTTAATGGTCTTGGCGATGGAGTTAAGGGATTTATTACAACTATTGTTGCAGGTGTTGGTGTAGTTGGACCAGTACTACTAATGACTATTGGTTTGTTTGCTAATGCTATTGCCAACATTATTTCAGTAGTACAATTCCTTAGAGCTACGTTTAGCGGTACAGCAAAGGGTAGCAAAGATGTTGCAACTTCAACAGAATATATGACACAAGCACAACTTGTTGCAGAAGCAGCAGCTGCTGGTCTAAATCAAACACACTCAAGACTTATTCAAACATATAACGTTGAAAGAGGAGCATTAGATAACTTAACCAGAGCCTATCAAGCAGCTGCACGAGCAGCAGGTCTTCCAATTATGGGTGCTCCAATTGCTGGTAAGGGAGGGACAACAGTTCCACCAATGCCAATGGGTAAAAAATATGCTGCTGGTGGAGTTATTCGTGGACCAGGATCTGGCACTTCAGATTCAATTCCTGCAATGCTTTCTAATGGTGAAGCAGTTATCCCTGCCAAACAAGTTAAAAAATATGGTGGATTTATTCAATCAATGATTTCTGGAAACGTTCCAGGATTTGCTGGTGGAGTAATTCTTCCATCAAACCTTGCAAAACTTGGAAGAACAATTAAATCTCGTTCAGTATATGAAGCACCAGCAGAACAAGCAAACCTTGGATATCTTACAAGCTCTATGGCTGGCAAAGCTCCAGAAAACTACTTAAGACAACATTCTGGTAGTGGAGGACATAGCTTTGAGCCATTTGGCGTAGGTGGAGCCTATATGAGAGCAGACGGAACTCCAGTAATGGTAAAGCCAGTTCAAAATGAACAACTTGCTCGTGCTGAAATGTTTGGAACACGAATTGCTCGTGAAGCACACGGACTTCAAGCACCAGAACAAAGATTAGTTGTTATAAAAGATCCAACAGACTTAGCTGGTGAACGTAGATTCCTTGCTCTTGAATCTCCCTATAATTCAACTTTTGCACCGCCAGGGCAACAGTCGTTTACAAAAAATGAGTTTTTTCAACAACTAGTTGCTTCATTAGTTAGAAATGATAAAGATCTTCAGGCTGCGAATCTATGGAAAAATGTTCTTGCAGATGTTGGACCTGCTGGGGTATTTGCAAAAGCATCTGGCGTTAGGTCTCTAACAGCCGATCTTCCATCAATGCAGGAACAGGCAATGATTAACCTACTTGGTGTTAAAGGTGGTGCAAGAAAAGACTTTGCTCTTGCTACTGCAGATCTAGCAAGAAGTATGTCACCAGCACAATATTCTGCAGGAATTCTAAAAGAAATTGATCAAGTATTGCCAAGACTTAAATCTACAGTAAATTCTTTTAATTTAAGTCCAGAAGAAAAGCCTGTATACGAAGCAATGATTGCAAGACTTGAAGCTGGTAGAAACGTTGATTGGACACAGATGCAATCAGTTCATTCAGCAGCTATGCCAACAGCACCAAAAGCCCAAGGTTTTGCATTAGGCGGTTTTGTTGGTAAAAAACCATTAATTAAGCCAATTGCTAAAACCCCAACAACTCAGGCAAATGCTAAAAAACCAGCAGCACAAGCTTTTGATTTTGACGATACCTTAATTAATTTTGACGATTATTTAAAATCAAGTAGAGCAGAACAAAGTAAGGTTCCTTGGAAACAAAGAATTAAGTGGTGGAGTGATGAAGAACTTAGAGGTGCAATTGGTGTTGCAAAACCAAAAACAAAAGTTATTAATCAACTTCTTAAAGTACAAAAACAAGGTAAACAGATTATTGTTCTTACCGCAAGACCAAGCAGTGCAGACAATATTACTAGAGAACATCTTGCTGCCCTCGGAATTGATCCTACTAACATTAAAATTGTTTCAAGAGATAGATCAAATCCAGAAATGGCTAAACTTAAAGCTCCAGAATTAAAAGGTAAACTTGCAGGACAACTTATTAATGATTTTGAAATTGAAGCATTTTATGACGATCTTCTTGAGAATAGAAACGCTTTAGCTGCATTAGGTATTAAAACATACGACCCACTTAAAATGGCTACTGGTGGGGTTGTCCGTGGTCCAGGATCGGGAACATCTGATTCAATTCCTGCAATGCTTTCAAATGGTGAAGCTGTCATTCCTGCAAAACAAACTAAAAAGTATAGTGGTTTTATTGAGTCAATGATTTCTGGAAATGTTCCTGGATTTGCACTTGGTGGTTTTATTGGACAAGCAGCAAATGCGTTTAAGTTTATGTTTGCTAAAAATCAACAAGGCAAATTTAGAAATTTTGGATATTCAGGAATGAATCCATTTACTGGTCCAGCACAATCTTCAAAAAGATTACAGCAAGGTGCAGAAATATCTAAACAAGATCTTCCAATATTACAAAGTCTTAACAACCTTATTAATGGTGGTATGTCTCCCCAAAAAGCTCTTGCTGCTATTCAACAAGATCCAAGATTTTCTAAAGATTTTGCACAAATTATAAGAGACCGTGGAATAGGAAGTATTGGAAGACACTCTTTAGAAATGTCTTCTAGTGCTTATGGATTAGAAAGTTTTGCAGGATTAAAAACATCACAAGGTAGGGATAGAAGACTTCAAGATCTTTTAAACGCACAAAGTAGATATACAAGTAGTGGTGCAAAAGATTATTTAGAGTCACCACTTTTTGCATTAAATAGATTAGGGGCTAATCTTTTAGATCCAAGATCTGGATCACGAGATAGCCTCCATAGACTTCGACTAGCTATGAGTCCATCAACAATTGCATCAAAACTGTTTCCTGGAAAAATGGCATCATACTATACAAAAAATATGGTACATAGAAGTGAAAATACTAACCTTGAAAACACTTTGGGGCATCCTAAAGATTATAACCCAACTGTAAACTATAGTAGAACTTTTGGTCCAGGAATGTATTTTGCAAAAAATAAAAAATTATCAGACACAACATTTAGAGCATACGGAAATACTCAATATAAACAAAACCTTTCGCCAGAAGCAGTGCAAACCATTAAAGACAGCAAGGGCTACATTACATTAGATAGACTGTTTAAGTTTATAAAAAAGAATCCAGAACTTGGAACAGATAGGGGAACAGCTCTTCCAAGAATAATTGTTGGTGGAAAAGATGTAGACTCTAGAATATCTGGAGCACCATATGACGACCCATTAATTCAGGCACTAATTAAACAAGGATATTTGGGATACAAGCACGGAGATGCTTTTACTAGTTGGATGACAGGTCTTCCTGGATTCAAATTAAAAAAATATGCTAAGGGAGTAGTTAGCGTACCTGGACCCAAGGGGGCAGGGGATGTAACTCCAGCAATGCTATCTCCAGGAGAAGCAGTAATTCCAACTAAGATGGCTAAGAAGTATGGCGGTCTTATTAATGGAATGATTGCTGACAATATTCCTGGCTATGATGAAGGTCTTGGTACAAAATCTGTTTCATACAATGGAAGGAATATTCCACTAGCTGCTTCAGCCAATGTCGAAAAATTTGACAAATTAATAGCCTCTGTTCAATCTGGAGCAATTGGTGTTGAAAACGGAGCTGTTATATTAGAAGAAACTTTTGCATCACTTTCTTCAGAGGGTCGCAAAATTTCTTTTAAAGATTTTTCTGGCAAACTTATGTCGGTAACAAAAGCAATAGAAGGATCAGAAATAGCAATTAACAGAATAAATAGCACTGTTGCTTCGGTTTCAGGAGAAATAACTCTTAAACAATCAAAAGGTACAAGCCTTATAACAGATCTAGAATCTTTAAATAATCCAGTTCTTCAAGATGAATATGATAGAGCCAAAGCAGCAGCAGAAGCTGCAAAAACAGCAAGACTTGCTGCTGGATTACCTATTGGTCAATCAGAACAAATTGATAGAGCACACCTAGCCCCTGTTTCTGGTGCTGGCAAAATATTATCTTCGGGAGCTGGTTGGCATCCAGATTTATGGACACCGCAAGCATCAGACGAAAATCAAATGACAGAACAACTAAGAATGTCTGCCGATAAAAGAACAGCTTTGTATGACGAATACATTAAGCATTTAGCAGACGAAGGATTAAGTGCAGAAAAAGCTGCAGCAATGATTCAAAAAGTTAATCAAGGACTAGCACTATCCGATGAAGAACTTTTAATTCAAAGAAACATTTTACAAAAAATGTTAGCAGATCAGTCATCTGCTGTACACAAGAGTAGTGGCATTAAAGGATATGCTGTTGGATCCGTAGGTGCTGCAACAGCAAGAGAAACATATGGATTTACTCCATCATCTGGAACTAGACCTGCAGCTGACACTGCAGCAGCAATGGCGGAAGTAGACAGACAACTTGCAGTTACTACCTACACAGAAGAGGGTACTAGATTAGTACAGGTTAGAGCAGATGCCATAGATGCAGGTATAGTTACTGGATTTGATGCAGCAACACAACGAAACTCTCCACCACAAGCAGCAATTGATGCTGGTGAAGATTATGGAAATGCTTTAAATACTGGTGCAAGGTCACAAATTGATGATGCAAAAGCTGCTGGACAAGAACTTGGACAAGCTACCGTTAATGGTACACAAGCGGCTGTTGATGATACAAAGAAACCAGCAGGACAACGAGTTAGCAGAAGATTTGGTAGATTAGCTGGAGCTGTTGGCGGTACTGGTTCACAACTACTAATGATCCCAGACCCTCAAAATCCAGGTATGTACATTAGCAAATACGAATCTGATCGTAGAGATGCTAAGAGAGAAGAAATCGAAAGACGTACAAAAGCAGCCTTTGGAACAAAAGAACAAAGAAAAGCTTTTGGCATAAAAACTCCAATAGAAAAAGTTGGTGGAAAGATTGCTGCTGGTGTTAAGGGTATGGGCGGTATGGGAGCTGGTATGGGAGTATCTATGGCTGGTGGAGCATTAATGATGGTTCCTGGTATGCAAGAAGTTGGTATGGGAATGTCAATGCTTGGTTCACTCTTTATGATGATGCCAGCTGCCGCTGCTGGTGTAGTTGCAGCTTTAGCAGCAGTAGCATTTGGAGTTTATAAATTAATAGAAGCACAAGAAGAACAACGTAAAAAATCAATTGCACTTGCAAATGCTGCTGTAATGAGTCAAGCTGCCCTTGAAAAAATGTCTCAAGATTTTGGTACAGTAAGCGTTACACAAGCAAGAAAAGCTGAACAAGAAGCAAGGCTAACAAACGTAACAGAAAAACAATTAACTGCTGGAGAACAATACATTACAGAAATGGAATCTGGCAAAAAACTTCTTGCAGATGTTAAGTTGCAACAAACAGCTGGAAAATCTTCTACAGAAATTGGACAAAATGTCGCAAGCAATCTTGCAACTGCTGTAGCACAACAAGTAATTACTAAAGAACAGGGAGATGCAATTATTGCTGCACTTGGAATTGCTTCTGGTAATCTTGGAATTGGCAGTGCTGCATCACAACAATTTAGTAAATATACCGCAGATTTATCAAAAACTGCAATAATGACTTCCAAAGATGCACTAAATAATATTAAGTCTCAAACTCAAAAAACTTCTGCTATGGCTACAACTTCATCATCTGGAACTCTTTCTTACGATCAAGCACCAACTTTGCTTGACCCAAATGGAGCAAGACAACTATCAACTAAATCAACAAATTACTACGGTCAAGCAGTCGGTGGTATTGACACAATTAATGCTGCATACGATGCAAAAGTTAAAGAAGCTAAAACACAAGAACAAATAAACATACTTGAAGGGCGAAGAGCAACTGCTTTAGAGAAGCAAAGAGGCTACGCTGCCGATATATATGCTGAAATTGAAAAACAAAAAACAACGATTACCGATACAGAATTTAGTAGTAATTTCTTAACAAATATAAAAGAAAATTTTGGTCCAGAAAGTGATGCTGCAAAAACAGCAGAAAACATTAATAAACTTGGAGCCGAAAGTGGTGACTTTAAACTAAGACTTCAAACTCAGTTGGCATCTGGAACACTAAGTCCTGCATCTATAGATCAACTTTTGCTATACGGTCAAGAAAGTCCAGATTTTGGAATTAATTATACTGCAGCAATTACTGCTCAGGGAGAAAAAGAAGCTACAGATTTAGTTAGTTATGCTCAATCTGCTCAAGGAACGACTCAAAGAATCACAATTCTTCTTGATACGTATGCAAATATGGATGCTGAAGCTGCAAGACTTCTCGCACTTGGAGTTAAAGGTGCTGCAGAAATTGGAGTTAACATTAATGCAACTGGTACAACACAATTAACCGATATCGGTATAATTATGGACAAATTTAGTAGCAAATCAGAAGTTCCTGTAAAATTCTTAATGAACAATACTTCAACAGTTAACTGGAAGAGATGGGAAAAATTTGCAAAGAGCGGCAAACTAACAAGAGATCTAGTAATTAGAGTATCAGCAACTGGACAGTTAGCAATTCTAGATGCATACCTCAAGGCAAAGGGTATCAAGGGCATAAGTGGTGAAGACATAACACGTTATGAGCAAGGAGCACTAACAGTAGGAAATGCTTCTGGAGATGCAAGAAAAAATGCAAGAGTGAATAGAGAAATCGATAACGCAAATAAAGAGTTTGTAACAGCAGCAGAAAAAGCTGCAGCTAGACTTAATAGGATAAATGGCGGTGGCGGTGGAGACGACGGCGGCGGCGGTGGCGGTGGTGGTGCTGCTCCTACAGAAGATCCAATAATGGCAAGACTTCAAGCTAGACTGGCTAAACAGAATGCACTCCTAGCAGTTATTTCTCTTAAAGAAGAAAAAATAAATAAACTTTACGATGAACGTAAAAAAGCTCTTGAAGAAATTTCTGCAATTAATGCTAATATTGCAGAACAACAAAAAGATCAACTTGACCTTGCTAACGCATTAGCTACTGGTGACGTTGCTGCTGCAGCTAAAGCGGTACAGGCTCAACGTGCTACCGCCGCAGCTTTCGCACAAGAGCAACAAATGAAAGCTCTTGAAGAGCAACGACAGAACGCCCTTGACCTTGTTACATTTAAAGGAAAAACAAGAGCAGAAATAGAAGCAAAAATTGATATATTAAATATGAGAATTGCAAAACTTGAATATAGAACTTTAGCTGGTGGTGGTGGCGGCGGCGGTCGCAATAATAATGGTGGCATTATAAATACTGGACCTACAGCTGAAGAAATAGCTGCTCGACGAGCACGACGAAGAGCTGCAAGAAATGCAGCTAATGCTGAAGCAAATCTTAATGCTAATCGTACTAACAATAATTCTGCAAGTTCAACTAATAATTCTGCAAGTTCAAATAGCAATTCAACTCCAGATGTTTATAGTTGGAAAATAGGTGGACACATTACTGGACCAGGAACAGGAACCTCTGATTCAATTGCTGCTAGATTATCAAATGGAGAATATGTAATTAATGCTAAGTCTGTACAAAAAATTGGAATACCACTATTAGATGCAATTAATGCCCAAGGATTTGCCAATGGTGGAATGGTAAATCTTGCACATTTTACTAAAGACGGAAAGAGTTTTGACATAAATGCCAAAGCATTTAGTATGGGTGGATTTGTAACACCAAAAACTAATAGATACAGTCTTGGAGGAATTGCAAAAATGTCAAACAACGATCCTTCGGCAGTGTATAATTATAGTGTAACTGTTAATGCAGCTACATCTTCAAATGCCGATGAAATTGCACAAACTGTAATGCAGAAAATTAAGCAGGTAGAAAGAACAAGACTTAGGGGTAATAGATACTAATGACATACATAGAGAATAGAAAAAAGTATACTCGTCCACAAGCAATGATTTGGGCAGAGAGCGATAACATTATCGACTCAGTAACATCTGTTATTACAAACGTTGTTGCAAATGGAACGGCAATAGTTTTTACAGGAAGCAATACTGCAAGTATTACAACAGGAAATTTTGTGACAATTTCTGGAATCACCCCTTCAACATTCAATTTTAATAATGTTCAAGTTACTCAAAGTAATGCAACAACATTTACAGTTTCTAGCAACGTTACTGGAACTTATACTTCTGGAGGAACTGCAATAAAATATATTTCCAGCACCTCTGAGGTTGGTTCTACATCTAATCTAAATACTTTTCTTATTCTTTCAGACCACAATCGTTCAGAAATTGATTTAGGAAAAACTCGTATTGAAAATCGTCAAAGAATGATTAATGGTCGTATGCGTTCTTTTCACGTAGCAGACAAACAAAAGATTTCTGTTTCTTGGAATATGTTACCCTCAAGAAGATTTAGCGACAACCCATTATTTAATACGACTACTGGACAGTCAACAATGACAGGAACGTTAGACCAGCATACTGTTGATGGTGGTGCAGGTGGTGCAGACCTATTAGACTGGTATGACAATCATACAGGACCGTTCTGGGTATACCTTGCATACGACAAACCAAGTAACTTTCAAACAAACCCATACGACCATTTAACAGAATACATTGAACCAATAGAAATGTATATTGCTGATTTTTCTTATACAGTAGTTCAGCGTGGAGGCTCTACCTTCGATTTTTGGAATGTTTCTGTAACGCTGGAAGAGGTTTAGTATGTACTCCGACAGCTATCTTAAAACTCACCTTGACCAATCTTCAACGGTAGAGGTTGAGTCATTAGTATACGCAGAAATCAATATGAATGATGCTACTAACATTGATGTTATTGGTAACTATAGAAATCGTCCAGCTGTACCAGAAACAATTCACGAAACGTTTGGAAAGACTGGGGCAGACCTAGCGGCTTATAATGGCTATACAGATGCAGACATAGTAGTAGACGGCTCCTACCTTGACGATGAAGATCTTCCTGCAAGCTTTACATCAATTAATCAAAAACAAAAACTTCTGTATTCTTTAGAAGATTGTTTTGGAAAGTTTAGACCACGATCTGGAATTAACAAGGCTGCGTATTTTCCAGGGCATTACAGTCACAATGTTAATAGCAAAATGATGAGTCGCCCAAGATATTATATTGCAGACAAAGATGACAAGTTTAAATATTGGACTTCATTTAGAACAGAAGCTGATGGGCTAACTACAAAAGAACGAGGCGTTTCATATAGTTTAGAAGAAGATGGCTCAAGTCCATACTACATTGATGATGCTGCACCCTTTATTACTTATATAAACCCAATTCCAATTAATAGAATAGTTATTAAAACGCAAACGCACGTTGGCACAGAAAATCTTGGAAGCATATTCGATGGCACTGTTAGAATCCCAGATCCGTTATACGATTATGAAAATGACATTGTAAATAGAACAGTACCAATTGATTGGAAAATTGAATACTTAGACCCAACATCAAATACTTGGGAAGATGCTATAACTTTTAATGATGATGATAATTCTCCATTTCCACTAATTAATAGAAATGGATACTTAGAACTTCAATATTCTTCTGGAAACTGGTCAGTAGCAGAAAGTTCGGTTGGCACTAATTCATCACTATTTACAGACTTTAATAATCCAGCCTCAGCAGATATAAAGTACGTCCGTGGCTTAAGAATTGTAGTAAATACAATGAGTAAGAAAGATGTTACATTTGACCTTATTGAATTATCTCCTCGTCTTGCATTAGATATAAGTTCTTTAACACAAGAATATTCTGTAAATAAAATTGCCTCAGATCTCGGTAACAGTGGGTTGCCAGTAGGACAGCTTTTAGTTTCAACAGGTTCAATTTCCATTGCAGATTTTGACGAGGTATTAAATACAAACAATATAAATAGTGTAATTGCAAACTATGTAAAAAGAAACATTCAGATTAAGTTTTATGAAATAGTTAAAGATGTATCATCAGTAGTAGATGATGAACCAGCAATACTAAACTATTATGTTCCAATTAAAACAATGTATGCAGAATCTTTTCCAGAAATTAAAAATACTGACAGAACAGCAACCATAAATTTAAGAGACTTATACTTCTATTTTGAGTCTATTACTGCACCAGAAATGCTAATTACAGATGCATCTTTTAGTTACTCAATTTCCGCCTTGTTTGATTCAATTGGTTTTACTAATTACATTTATCTTAAATCATCTGTTGATCCAGAGCCAATTATTCCATATTTCTATGTTGCCCCAAATTCAACTGTTGCAGAAGTACTACAACAATTAGCAATTTCAACACAAACAGCAATGTTTTTTGATGAAGACAATAACTTTGTTTTAATGAGTAGAAGCTATATGCTTGCTTCTCCTGGAGAAAGAGACCCAGCAAATCCATCTTCAGAAGTTGACACAGTTTTGCGTGGCAACCCACAAGGCTCAGACCTATCAAATATTATTCAAATTGCAAGCAAAGAAAATAATATTTTTAATGATGGAAAGATTACTTATACAACTAGATACATTCAAAAAGATATTAAAGAAATCAGACTTGCAAATGTTACAGATAGAGACAGGGTTTTTGTTTATAGAAAAGCACTTCTTTGGGAGGTCACTGCAGACCCCACTACAAAATCTCAGAATGAAGAGACAGCCTCTCAAAGTGCTTATGCCTTATCTGCTATACCACTAAATACTGCAGTGTCTAATGCACTGCCAACAGTTGTTAGTGGAGAAATTATAAATAATGTAATTGATCTTGGCGAAGCTATCTATTTCCTACCTCGCTATAATGGATACTTCTATTCCAATGGAGAAATTATTCGATTTGATGCGGTAGAGTATAGCGTATCTCAGCCATTTGAAACAGGATCTATTACAGCATCAGGCATAACCAGTACTCAAAATACGGTTACTGTACCATCAACATCTTCTTTAAGGGTTGGTCAAAAATTAACTAAGATATCTGGAGCTGGAAGATTTGGAGACGGTGCAACAGTTCAATCAATTATAGATCCTACGTCTTTTATAACATCTGTTAATCACGCATCAACTGGTAACATTGAATTTGCCGCAGGTACAGGAGAGTCAACTAAATGGATTAATAACGTAGAAGAATATCAAAAGTACTTTGCACAAGTTCCATTTAATGGAAAAATGTATCCCACTGGTCGTGTAAGAATATTTAGTGAACCATATTATGAAGATAACACTACACTTAAAGAGGGTGCTGTAGCAAAACACGGTAGAGGACAATTTAATACCTTGGTTATTAATCACAACGTAGGACTTCCTGAATGGGTAAATGCAAACATTTCTGGTGTACAGATGCAATTTGAAAGTCTTTTTGGAAAGAGTTATGGCTTGCAATATAATCTTAGAGTTACAAACACTGACGCAACAACTACTAAGGTATTTAAAATAGATACAGATGATTTAAAATATATTAGAGTTGGACAAAAAGTTACTGGTAATGGCATTCCCGAAAATACAATAATTATTAAAAAAATAAAAGATGGTTTTAAAGTAAAAAAAGAAATTGAAACTCTTGCCCTTCTTGCTGGCGATCCTCCAACAGTAAAAGTTAGTGGAATAAAAGTTTACGATACTTCTTTGATTGTTCCACCAGAACCTGGAGCTGCAGGATTTGGAACTCCTCCGTTAGACTCTTTAACTATTGCAAAACAGTCTATTAGAAGTGAAGTAATTAGAAATTATATTGGAACTCCTGATTCATTTTCTTCAGAGTTACAGCCAGAAACAGTTTCATCTTATCAAACATCAAGAATTAAATCTTCAGCATTAAGCTTTACTGGTCCAACATTTCCACCAGAAGTTACTCCAAGAGATTTTGTTTCCTATACATATAAAGAGCTTGATGCTAAATATCGTCATTTTGGTACAAGAATGAGACTTATTGGTTTAAATGAAAACAGTGAAGATGTTTATCAATCACCTTCAGGAGCAATGAATTATTTCCAATTAGCTACAAATGATCCAGCAAAAGCAACAATAATTAATGGTGGATCTGGGGGTATTGGAATATTTACAGATCCTGTTACTAATAATGGATATTTCTTTGAGCTTGCAGCATTAACAGTGGATAACGTAGATCAGTATACTGACTCAGATAATGTTGCAAATATATTGTTTTATAAAACAGTACAACAAGCAAATCAAGACCCAGCAGATCAAACAATTCCAGCAGTTCCATTACTTTTATGGTCTGGAAGAACGTCTATTAATGTTGATGATGGTAAATTTGCTGGGGAATATAGAATTAAAGCAGAAACACACCCAACTGTTTTTGACCTTGGAATAGAATACAAAGAGTCTTCAGATGGAGATATTACATTTTATTTATATATTAATAACAAGCTTGTAGGATCTGTTGTAGATCCAGAACCAATTACAAATAGAAAACCAAACGTTTCGCTATTTGTTCGTGGAACATCAAAATGTATGTTTGAAAATGTATTTGCCGTTGCTGCCAATGAAGCATCTAACTATGTTGATCCGTATGAAGTTCCAAACAGAACATTTACAAATTTTACAAAAGAGAAAAATTTTGATCCAGCATTAAATAGATATACACTTCCAGACGCAATTCAAGACTCATATCTGTCTGGAATAAGTCCTATCTCAACAAGATCTGGTGACGTATACTTTGAAGAGTTTGGAACAATTATGCGTGAGATGGCATATTTTAATATTAAATATGATAAAGCATACCCAGCCTTTATTTCAAAAATATTGCCAAACTTTAATACGCTAGGAGGATATTCAATTGGAGGATTTTTTTCAACTGCATATGGTGCAGAATTTTTAATATTTAATGTTACCGATACAATTTTGGTTTTAGACGAAACAACTGGTAATGCATTAAGAATTGCTGGGGTAACATTTACCCAACAATCACAACACGAATATACTGTAGACGAATACTTTCAAGAAAAAACAAACCTATCAGACCCATCCACATTTAATGGAGTAATATCTAATAACCCAATATCAAATAAAAGAAACTATCAACTAATCAAAAACAGTAGAATTAACTATGGAAGAAATCAGTTTAATATATCGGCAGAATATATTCAATCTTCGGGTGCAGCTGAATCATTAATGGGTTGGATTACTACTAAAATTATTAATCCTAGAAAATCTTTGGGTATTGATATTTTTGCTAATCCATCAATTCAACTAGGAGATATTGTTACTTTAGATTATAAGTCTGGAGATAGCAGTGTTGATGCAATTGCAGATACAAATACAAGATTTGTTGTATATAATATACAGTATAAGAGAAATGGTTCTGGTCCGTCTATGACAGTATATGTAAGTGAAATTCCAAATATTAGTGGAGGAGATTAATGTTAAATTCAACAAGTGATTTTTTAGCAGAACCAATTTATAGACAAAGGGATGCTGGTATAAAAATTGCTACCCCAGATATTTTATTAAACACTGATCGTCTGTCTATTAATACAATGGAAGAGTATACTTTTGCTAGTATTAGCGGTATTGAACTACTATCCGTATCAAGACACGACCTCATTGATAGTCCATTAAATAATGAATATACTCCATTAGTAGACGCTGGAACAAGGTTTTCATCTACTATAGAAATACCAGTCACTGATGGCAGCAATAGTGTTTTTGGATCTTTTGAAATTGATATTAATAAACACATAGTTTATGATGCAGCAAATACTATTAGCGTAGTTGACGGAAACATTGTCATTCAGTTAAAAAATCTTAAATCAAACTATTATGTTGAGGTAGAAATTTTTTCAGATGTCGTTCCAACTAGTGTTATAATATAATAGGAGATTTTATGATTACAATTAGCGGAAAACAAATCCTTGCCAAATATTTAATTGAGCAAGCACCATCTTATGCATCCCACATTGCTGTTGGTTGTGGTTTAAACCCAGATGCAAACACTGACATAGAAAACTTTACAAATGAAAAAACATTAAAGTTTGAAATGTTTAGAGAAGCAATTACTTCTAGAGGATACGTAACAGAAAATGGAATTTCTAAAATTGTTTTTAGTGCAACATTGCCATCGCAAGAAGTTTACTACATTTCTGAAGCTGGAATTTTTTCATCTAAGTCAAATCCAATAGCAACCGTCTCAGATAGCAGAATGGTTTATACATTTTCATCTGCTGAAAATTGGGAGTATCACAGTGATACAGTAAGTGCAATTACGCCTTATACCGTAGCATATGAAGGAAGTGAAGGAGTACCCACACTTGCCGATGTTAATAATGGAATTATTGCTTCTGCTGGTTCTGCACCAAGATTAAGTATTCCTTTTTATATAGATACAACAGATCCACTTTTTCTAAATGGTAGTAGAATTCAATTTAAAGAACAGCCAAGACATTTAGATAGTTCAATTATGATTAGTGGTGGAATGTCTCAAATTACAAATACTGCAGGTGTATGGACTGCAACTGGTGGAGAACACATACACATTAAAAATCAGTCACTACCTTTTGATGTTAACTCATCTTCAGATGAATTTGTAATAGCTTTTTCAGTTATTGAAACAGATCCAGAAGCTATTAATCCAACATCTACAAAAATTATGATAGAGTTTTCAACTTCAGAAACAGAAGAAGCTGGAGAATATGCAAGATTGCAAGCAGAGGTTGTCTCAGGTGATTTTGACACAAATAATGGATACTTTTATTTTATAAAACAAATACCTTTTTCTGAATTAAAAACAAGTGCAAATTTTACTTGGAATGCTGTAAGGATAGCAAAAGTTTATGTAGATATTACTGGAGATAGAGATAACTTTGTTATTCTTGACGGACTTCGTTTTAATAATTTGTCCGATATGAATGCAAACCCTCTCTATGGAATGACATCCTACTCACCATTTTATCAAGGGTCTGGAGAAAATATTAAACCAGTACTAAAAGAAGAGAATACAAATAACATTATTGAAGTTGAGTTTGATATTGAATTAGGATCGGTAACTTCGTAATGGCTGAACCAGAAAACATAAAGAAAACTACTATTTATCAAGATCAGTTTGATGATCCAAACATAAACTATATTCGTTTTCGTATTATATCTGAAGATGGGTCAAAAACTTCTCAGTGGTCACCAGTATATATTGTAGATACTACCCCATAAACAAGTATCTGGTATACTATTAAAAGGAGAAAAAATGAAATTACCAAATCCACAACGAGGGCAACCATTTGATGTTTCCCTTATTTCAAGCATCATTACATCTATCAATGATTTATGGGATAGCTTAGTTATTAATGCATCAAACTATGCATCTATTTGGACAATTGAAGGAAAGAAAAGCATTAGATCAAGTGAAATAAAAATTGTAACTGGTAGAACAGAAAACATTAATGGCAAAATAACAGATGGCGAGATTAAAACATTCTCTTACACATTTGATTCACCATTTTTATTACCACCAGTTGTAACTGCAACAACTGAAGCGGTGAGCGATGCATCACCATCAAAGAGTGCCTATACTGTAATCACATCCGTTAGCGTTTCAAAAGTTGAAGGCATTGTTAGATTTGAAACAAAAGGTGAAGCTAGTATTGCAGTAAACATTATTGCTGTTGGTGTCTCTGTATAATGCCGTCCCTTGAGTTTGACAGGGAAGCCTACAACTCAGCCCCAATTATTCCAGGTAATAAAAAGGTGTGGTTTCTTAATGGTGATTTGGTCAGAGTACATCATCTAAACAAATCTAATGGCATTATGTCTGTATACAATATCATTAAAGATCAAATTGAAAGCTGTCTTATTTCAGACTTTAAACGCAATCGTGAACGAGCATACACTGTTGGAGAAACAGCAAAGCTAGTTAATAGGAACAAGAAGTATATGCCTGACCTTATGAAGCGTGGAGCAATACCACACCCCACAGGAAGCTCTAAGGATGGAGTAACAGGTTTTCAGATTAGAAGTTATTACTCTGAGTCGCAGGTCCGTGAGATTCGTGATATACTGGCTTCTTACCATATGGGTCGTCCTCGCAAAGATGGACTCATAACAAATGATGTAACACCTTCCAAACAAGAACTTACTAGAAGAATGGGTGACGGTATATTGACATATACAATGACTGAAGACGGCAGGTTTGTGCCTGTGTGGTCGGAGAGTATTTGATGAATAGTTTCTATGCAAAAGTTAATAAAACTGATACTTGTTGGAATTGGTCTGGATCAACAAATGAAAATGGTTATGGATTATTTAGATTTAATGGTAAAACATCAAAGGCACATCGTGTATCTTATATCTTAACAAATGGATCAATTGATCCTGATCTTGTTATAGATCATTTATGTAAAAATAAAAAATGTGTTAATCCAGATCACCTAGATTTAGTTACACAAAAAGAAAACGTTGTTCGTGGATTAGCTGGAAAGGTTAACAATCCACAATCAATTAAAACACATTGTCCAAATGGACACGAATATTCTAGAATAGATAAAAATGGATATAGGCTATGTGGTAAATGTAGATCTATTCAAACAATGAATTCTAGAAAAAATAAAACACAGTAATTGACAAATGCTAATTGCTGTGCTATCATTAGTAAACGATAACAATCCATAGGGAGACAAATGGAAAACGAAAACACAAAGATCACAGTTGCTTTGGGGTATACCCTCAATCTTGGCAACTTCCAGTCATTGCGTGTAGATCTTGGTATTGAAGATCAACGCCGTGAGGGAGAAACAGTAGGCGAAGCATTTGAGCGTGTATACGAATTCGTAGAAGCCAAGCTTGCCGAAAAGGTTGCAGAAGCTTCAGCGGAGCTTGAGAACAAGTAATGGCTGAACGCAAAGACCGTATGGCTTTGCTCAGTAGATACAGCAAGTTTCATACTATTAAGTATGAGCAAAAGCCAAACTTAAACTTAAACGTAGAGCAGTGGGCTTCCGATGCACTCATAGAGTCTTATGGAATTCACGACTGCTACGACTTACTAGAATATTATTTTGATGTAAGCCCCAGTCCTAGCTGGAAATATTTTGCAAACTATGCAGATAAAATTATTGATGCTAGAGAACAATACAAACGAGATTTAATTGAGAGAAAACAACGCCGTGAAAAGGCAAGGGAGTGGTTAAGTGAATGATTCAGAAGCAAAGCTTATTTCAGCAGTACTGGAAGACAAGCAAGCACACGTCCTGTTGCAAGCCAATGTCGATACAATTCTTCGTACTCACAATGACGTATGGACTTTTATTAGGACTTACTTTGAGCGTAATGGTACTGTCCCACCTACTAGTTTAGTAGTTGATAAGTTTCGTGACTTTACCCCAGTTCAGGGGGTAGGGGCTACTAAGCATCACTTAGAAGAATTACAGGCAGACTATCTTAACGATAGCCTTAAAGATATCCTTCGTAATGCTGCTGCAGACGTACAAAGTGGGTCTGGTATAGAAGCACTAGAACACCTAATCACAAAAACATCAGAGCTTAAAAAGAATACATCTGCTATCCGTGACATTGATGTAACAGACATTGATAATGCAATTGCGTACTACCAGCAGGTACAGGAACAATCAGCATTAGGCATTACAGGCATTAAGACAGGTCTACCAGGCTTTGACAACTACCTTCCTGCTGGCATTACTCCAGGTCAGCTAGGAGTATTCCTTGCCTATCCAGGTATTGGCAAGTCGTGGTTGTCGTTGTACTTTGCGGTACAGGCGTGGAATCAGGGCAAGTCACCTATGGTTGTAAGCCTTGAAATGAGCGAGACAGAGGTTCGTAACCGTGTCTATACAATTATGGGTGATGGTCTTTGGTCTCACCGTAAGCTATCTTCTGGCGAGGTAGAGCTAGATATGCTTAAGTCTTGGCACGAAAAGAATCTACAAGGTAAGCCTGAGTTTCATATTATCTCTAATGATTCTGGTGGAGAAGTAACACCATCAGTTATGCGAGGGAAGATCGATCAGTATAAGCCAGACTTTGTTATTGTTGACTATCTACAACTTATGTCTCCTAACCAGAAGTCCGACAACGAAACTGTTCGTATGAAGAACCTGTCACGTGAGCTTAAGCTTATGGCTATCTCTGAAGAAGTACCTATTATTGCTATCTCGTCTGCAACACCTGACGATGTTAATAAACTAGATACAGTTCCTACACTTGGTCAAACAGCGTGGTCACGTCAGATTGCCTACGATGCTGACTGGGTTCTTGCTCTTGGTCGTGGTACAAACTCAGATATTATTGAGTGTGTATTTCGTAAGAATCGTAATGGATTTATGGGTGAATTTCTTGTAGAGACTGATTTTGACAAGGGTAGATACAAGTATAAGGACTTTGAAGATAACTAGTTATAATGGGATATGGAAAATTTACACCATAAGCCAATTAAAAACTTTTATCTGGATGGAATAATTCAAGACGATGCGGCTATTGGTAGATTAAAAAAAGAATATATCAGGTTGATAAAACTTGAGATGAAATTGTCAGGGTATACACCAAGATTAGATATTGACCCAGACTTCACAATAAGCTATAATCATAAGAAGAAGTATTACGAGTTTGAAATCACAATGTACGGCACATATATAGGGAAAAACAAATCACAATGGACAACAGGAATAGACGGAACACAAATAGTTCCTACACACAAGAGCAAATCAAAAGAATCCTTGCAGGATCAGGCATAGATGTAGAATCAGAAGTAGATTCTGACTACATTATATTTTGCCCTTATCACAATAACTCACGCTCACCAGCAGGAGAAATTGATAAGACCAATGGAACATTCTTCTGCTTTTCCTGTCACAA